AGGTTTTTTCATCCCAATCACGTGTCTTAAATACCATATCATCACCAATCATCGATATAATATCTTCTGTCGACGCTTCAGCGAGAATGTTCCACATCTTACCTAGACCGATAAATTCACCCTTATTATCAATCTCTATAATTTTAACAAACGGAATAGCATCACTTATTTTATTAGCTAACTGCAGAGTTGGATCATCTTTATCAACTCCAAGATATAATACAACGTTATTAATATCTTTTACTGTAGTAATAATAGAAGTAATGAGGGTTAGTCTATTATTCATTCTTTCCCTAGAAGGTACTAGGATTGCTATTTTAGGTTGTTTTTCTTGCATGTTTATTTTTTTTAAGTTTGTTAAGTAATTCTATAACTGTCTCTTTAGATATAAAAGGTGGCTGATTTGGATAATGACCATGTTTTTGTTTATATATCTCTCTACCTGTAGATACGTTTTTTTGCCACTGCTCTGTATTATTAGCAATGGATGAGTTATTAATTGCATTTGGAGCTTCAGTTATATATTTGTGACTATCATATAAATCAGCAAACCACCAAAAAGGTGGATGGTAACCTGCTTTAATAATACAGTATGTATGATCTACATGTTCCCAAGCATTAAAATAGTTTTCATCAATAAAACCTACCTTTTCAAGTACTTCTTTTGTAAAGAAGGAAAACATTGCAACTGTGTGTTCAAAGAGTGATACTTTAACATTACCATAATCAACGATTAATTTAGGATTAGGTTCTGTATGCTGATCTAATAAATGCCTATTGTGTAAATCGAAATTTTGTATCGTTTGTTTACGATTAAAGGGTGAACCAGGACCGTAATTAAAATGATGAATACCACTAGCTTTATGAGCTTCAATATATTTCGAAAATATACTTACATCTAAAATAATCATATCATCCTCAATTATAAAAATATAATCACAACCTGAATCTAGTAAATGCTTCATAGCCTTATTCTTAGATTTAGCTACACCAACATTTGTATCATTTAGGATATAAGAGTATGGCTTATTAAAATTAATATTGTCAATATGTAATCCATCATTAACAATGACTAATTCATTAATGTCTTCACAAGGGTGAATTGACGTTAATAAGTTAGTTAAGTAGTCTTGCCTATTACAAGTAATAATACCCACACCTATCTTCATATAATATATTTTATAACATAAAATGTATAAATCAAGTTGTATAAATAAATACTTTATATGGCAAGTACCACTAAAACTAATCTTTATGTAAATATAAAAGAGTTACCTATTATTAGTGATGTCAATAATGGAGATTTTTTAATTTTAGAGACAGATGTAGGTACTAGTATTATTGATTTTCAAGACTTCTTAATAACCCTTGACAATACAACTTTTAAAACTACATTTAATACATTACAGACTGATGTACAAACTTTAGTTACTCCAAGTGTAGTTACAATATCAAGTGATATTATACTCTCAGATACCTACCATAATCAAGTTATCGTAGCTAATAATAGCGTTAATATAAGTGTAGTTATACCTGCTAATCTTAAACAAGGATTTAAATGTACAGTAATAAGGAATGGTAATGGTACTGTAACAGTTTCTACAAATGCAGGTATTACGACCAAAAGCTACAATAATTATACAAATATTGTAAATAATTCTTCAGTCGATATACAATGGATAGGCGGTGATACATTTAATATATCACCGCCTAGCAGCTTAGAGGAATAATTTATTTCTTAAGATTTTTAATCTTAGCTAATTGAGCTATTTCATCTTCAATCGATAGAGTCTGCTTGCCATTAATGCTAAACTTATCAAATAGTTCACGTTCAATATTATCACGATTTAAAGCAGCTTTTTGCTGCTCAACGAGTTTTTCAAGAATAGATAAGTTCTCAGGATTAAAGATTGATTGTTCTTCTCCAGGCAAATCTCCATTAATATCAACATATTCTGAAATAAGATAGATACGTTCATTCATATCAGTGGGCAATTCAATTATTGCAGGTGAATCATCTTTAGGAAAAAACTTATCTAGCTGAATATTGTTTGCGTATTGATCATGCATTGCGCAGAATAAAGCATCGATTTCCTGTATAAAGTTAACATCTACTTCTCGTACCCCGTCATCAACAATTGGTATTGCCTCGTCATACTTTAATAAAAAAATGATATCTAAATCACGCATTGATTCTCTCGTCAAGTATGCAGTCATTTCTATAAAATCACTATCAAATCCTTCTACACCTTTTTCATTACACCATAGACTGTACACAAGATTATCGAGAGGACATCTATCATAAATTACTTTATCATCTTTAGTGTAAGTCTTTAACTGATTAACCATAAAGTCAAGAATACTAAATTGTGTCTTAACTGTTGATTTAGTAGAGTGTTTAAGCTTATTCTCTTTAAGAATATCACGATAAGACTTTGATGGTGTTTTGTATTGTGACCAAGTTGATAAGAAATGCTGTATTAAAGTTGACTTACCAGTATTTGCTGTTCCAGATATAGCGATTCTCATATAGTTATTAGGATTGATTTAATTTATAAATAAGTTGGTCGAATTCTGCCTCTATTTCATCTTGAATATTTTTAAGCATATCATACTCAGCTGTAATATCACGCAAGTATGATATAACGTTATCTCGCATTTGTGTATAATTTTTAATTAATTCAGGACTATACGAATCAACTTTAATAGCATACGTAATTTTATTACTAGTATTAACACCAACTCGACCATAAAATACTTCTACAAATTTATCAAACAATACATCTAAAGCTTCGTAGGCTTCTCCTAACGCAATATGCTCAGAGTGTTTTTTTGTTTGCCAATGATCTATCTTCAGTTGATTTAAAACTAGAAAAACTACGCTTAATTTCATATTTTTTATTTATTAATTAGTTATTAAAAGTCAAACCTTAAGTGCTTTATCCCATAACAATAAATGAAGTCTTGGAGAAAAATTAACATTTAATGCTTTAGCATATTCTGCAACAGCAGGAGCTTTTTCAATATGTTCTTCTCTTGAACCACAGCACGGCATAAACCAAATACGATGTAGCGGAATATTAATACCTTCTTTATCTGTAACATATTTACCCCAAATTTCATCGATATCTTCAGATTTATTAATTACAAATTTAAACCCAGATTTATTTTTTACATGCCATTTTAGTACTTCAGGCTTGTATGTTTTTTCTTCTTCGTCACCATTAGAAGTTAGCTTAGGTGATGTAGTAAAGGTTGCGTTGTATGTTAACCATTCATCGCTGGGTTGTATTGTAGCATTCGTTTCGAAATCAATTGTAGGTACAAACTTATATCTTTGTTTAAATGCTTCTATAAATTTAAGTAATTGTTTACCTTGAATTAAGGGTTCACCGCCAGTAATTTTTAAAATAGCTCCACTACTACATAATTTAAAATCCGCTTTAAGTTTCTCAATATATCCTTTACTTTCCATCAGAGTGAAGATTTCATTAAAAGTCATTTTATTTTTAATACTCCATGAAATATATGAATCACAGCCATGAGGTGAATCTGCACTAGCAAAATTTTTACAGGTTAAATTACACATAGATAATCTCATAAAAACAGAAGGTTTACCAATATATTCACCTTCTCCTTCTAATGTATAAAATAGCAAATCATCAGATAAAAATAAACTCTCTTTCTCGTTATCAATCATAATACTATTATATATTAGTTCGATATACGTGCAAGTATAAAATAATAAAAAAATAAAACACTTGTATTATTTAATATGTTTCATTAATACAAAGATATGACACGTAAGTCTACGCGCACGCGTAAAAATGATAGTCTTAGAGACACTTCTAGCGTTGAGGAGTGTATCGCAAGCAATTGGATGAGTAATTTTAACATTAAAAGACCATTTCATTTTAATCAAAAACACTTAGCATGTTACGAACGCATAAAACAAGATGATACGAACATGGTCTTTATTGATGGACCGGCAGGTAGTGCTAAGACGTATCTGGCTGTTTTAGCAGCATTGGAACTTATTAAGGAAAAAAAGATCGAAAATGTAATGTATATTCGTTCAGTAATTGAGTCTGCTTCTAGAAGTATAGGTGCTCTTCCTGGCGAAGTTGATGATAAATTCTCACCGTATGCAATGCCTCTTATTGAAAAAGTGAAGGAAGTAACCAGTGATAGTACCTGTGAAATGCTTAAAACTAACGGGATTATACAAGCAATTCCTGTTAATTTTGTGAGAGGTTTAACATTTAACAACACTTTTGTCATTGTTGATGAAATTCAAAACCTAACTTTGAGTGAAATTACTACTATTTTAACGCGTTTTGGTAAAAATACCCGTTATGTCTTGTGTGGAGACCCGTTTCAATCAGATATTGGTAAGCTAACATGCATTCATAAGATATTAGCTGCGTTTGATACACCAGAATGCGTACAAAACAACATTTATAGGTGTAAATTTGGTGATTCTGAGATTGTCCGCAGTAAAATCTTGAAATTTATCGTAAATATCTTAGAAAAAGCTTAATATATACATAAAAAATGCGCAGACGGTAAAATCTGCGCATTTTTTATGTAAATTAATATATTAACCCCACGAAGTACCTGCAAACCAGTTTGATTTACCCTCTGATACATTACCACCTACGTTAGCTCCACGTCCTTTTAATATTTGCTCTGCTTGAGGTGAATTAGTAGTCTGTGTTATATCTAATTCAAGCTGTTCAGCCGTCTTAGACCCAGCGCTATCAGCGCTATCAGTAAGCTCTGCTTGCCAAGTAGCTACTGTTTGAGTAGGTTTAGCACTAGGTGGTTGATAGATAGCAGAATTATCTTCATGCTCAAAAACCTCTGTACGAATAACCCAACAACGGTTGTTAGTTTGTTCACGAATTTGACTATCTACAAGATTAAACACAAATTCTGCAGTACGTTCAATTCCAACACCATCAGCCATAATGCGTAAGTCAATAATACCCTTTGAATTAAGATCAATAAAGGATTGTAATTCTGGATCATCTTGAGCAACACAAGTTGTATGATCAAATTGATCTTGAAGTAACTTTTTAATTTCTTTAAGACCACCAAAATCGACAGCCCAGTTTTTATCGTCTAAGTAACTACACCCAAACCAAATTTTAGCTTTAAGTTGATATCCATGAATAAATTGACATCTAGAATGATTAGCTCTCCATTGTCGAAACGCACATGATCCGAGCTCGATAACTTTTGTACTTATGTAATTACTCATATATTTATATTATTTTATAATAGTTCATTTTTATATCAACTATATTTCTGTCATTGCATAAATATACACATATGCATAATCTTACAATGACAAATATTTCTAACAATATAACAAATAAAGGTAAAAATTCACCATCGTACCAAAAAGTTAATGGTGTAATTACACCTGTCTGGATTACTTTAAATGGTGGTATTGAAGATGTAAAAAGTATGATCGAAGATTATATTACTAAAGGTTTTGATAATCATCAAATAAGAACGGTACTTAATATTAGTATTAATACAATTAATAGTTTTATAAAAAATAATATGGAAAATATTTATTATATAAAAGAAGGCAAAAACCGTTTGTTAAACAACCGTAAACGACGTAGTGAAGCAAAAAAAGGACAACCAAATCCTCTGAAAGGTAAGACATATAAAGAAATTTACGGTGATGTTATTCCAAGTTGTGGATTTAAACATGGTAAAGATAATCCAAATTTTACAAGAGATAAATTTATAGGATGTACGCTACTTAATAAGTCAGGTAGAAAATTTCGTAGTTCTTATGAAGTTAAATTTAGTGAAATTCTTGAAAGTAACAATATAAAGTATGACTATGAGCATCACTATAAATTAATTAACAACACTATTAAAATAGTTGATTTTATTATTAATGATATATTAATTGAAGTTACAGGTTACGCATATTTAAAATGGCAGCAAGATTTTGACGCTAAAATTGCATTATTAAATAAAACATACCCTAACCATAAAATTATTATAATAAGTGATTGTAATAAGCTTGAGATGCTTAAGCATAAACATGGTAGCTATTGTAATATAGTTTCTTTAAATGATGAACAAGGTATAATTAATTTAATTAATAACTTGAATCAATAGTGATATCAACTATTTTCTTATATCTTATTTTATTTAATCACTTTAAAAATAAATCAACTAATTTTTCCGTCTCAAATATTATATTTTTTTGACTATAAATTACTTGTTGATTTTCAATAAGCTGATTTTGTTGGTTTAGGCTGTATAATTTACCATCTGTCTGAAGCTTTCCAGTATTTATTGTAACAATTATATAATTATCATTCGGTGTAATAGCTGTGGTTCCGCTTGCTAGTTTAGCTGTACCCTTGAAAGTAATTTTGTATCCCTTGCTTAAATCATTTGAGTCTACTAACCCCAAAATATTAAATTCTGGTTTTTTATCTAGCTGATATTTTTGATTTAAATTATTATTTTGTATAAAGACCGTTGGTAATACTGATAATATCTCAGATACTTTAATTTCAGTATCTATATTAGAATATAACTCACCGTCTTTATATATTTTTTGATCTACTTGATACATTTTATCAGCAGTAGGTTTAACAGTTAGACTATAATTATCACTCTTTTCACCCATATTAAATAAATCATCCGTCTTATTAACTGTTCCACTAAAAATACATTTATAAAAACCTTTAAATTTTGTTGCCTCTATTGTAGATGATTGAATAGGTCCTGCTACTGTGTCTTTTTCTATCTTTATTATTTTACAATCAGGTCTAAACGTCTCCGGATTATTTTTAAAATATTGTATTACTGCATCTTTTGGATCTTTATTTTCACCAACTACACTTGTAATATTACTTTTAATCTTACCAGCGTAAGTCATTAATTCCGGTGCTACAGTCTGTGCTGCAAGCTTTAATCCTCGACCTGCAATTCCTGCAACTCTACTTGCAAAACTTTCAGAATATACTGCATAACTCTTTGACATATTTTTATTTATTCTCTATTGTAATTTAAACGAACCACCTTATAATATTCTTATGGAAGAAAAAGATATTAATATGATTCAGGTTGGTGAAGTATTTAAATTACCTAATGCAAATGGTAATTCTCCTCGTACGGAGCAAGAAAAGCAAGTTATTATTAAGCGTGCTGCAGCTGCTTATGAAAAATATATGGATGCATTAGGCTTTGATTGGCGTAATGATCCTAACTCTGCTAATACTCCTATGAGAGTTGCAAAAGCTTTTGTAAATGATATTGCTTCAGGCTGTTATAGTCAACCTCCATCTGTTACTGCTTTTCCTTCTGATGGTTATGATGGTATTATTGCTCAATGTAATATTCCGCTTAAATCTCTTTGCTCTCATCACCATCTCGCCTTTACTGGTGTAGTACATGTTGCTTATATTCCTTCGAGTAGCGGTAAAGTAATTGGTTTGAGTAAGCTTAATCGAATTGTTGAATTTTATGGAAGACGTCCACAATTGCAGGAGGCCCTTACAAAGCAAGTAGCAGAAGCTATTAATACAGCATGTGAAGGTAATTTAGGTGTTGCTGTTGTAGTTAAAGCACGACATACATGTGCATGTCTACGAGGTGTTCGGCACGATGGTTGCTTTATGATTACATCGAAATTAATTGGTGATTTCCTTGACGATGAAAAGACAAGAAACGAATTTTATAAATTTATTGATATGGCTGCTGTAGATAATCATTAAGATCTATTAACAAGCTTAACATTATTTTCTTGTAAAATCTCACTAATTTTCATCGGATCAACTTTAACGGCTCTACCTATATCTAAAAGGGTAGAGCCGTCTTTGTATGATTTAATAATAAAATCTTTATTATTAATAATTTTATTTTGTGACATCTTAGTCGAGCTTAAAATCTCTATATTATTAAGTTTTAGAATACGAGTAATACTTGATGTAGAAGTATACCCATATTTTTTTGCTATATCAATTCTTTTTACACCTAACTTAAATTCTCTTATTACATCTTCTACATTAGCTCGTATCTCTACTCCTTTACGACGTATTTTTATATTATAATCTTTAAGATATTTACGAATTGTCGTTTCGTGAACATTATACATCTCACCTATTTCTAACATGGTTGCACCAGATTCATATGACTTAATCATATTTAATATATCTTTATTACGATATTTTTGATAGCTACCTGATTCTGTACCATTTTTTCGAAAATTAAATAAAGTACCACCTTCCTCAATAATACCATAGAGGTTAATTTGTTCTGTCTCAAACTGCAAAGCTTCATTTTCACTATTAAATTTTTTAATAACTTTAACTATATCTTCATTAGTAAAACCTTCATTAAGTAATTTATTTCTCTTGTTTTGACATCTACCGGCATGATGTTTATTATATGCTCGCTCATAGCATTTTGCATACTTACCTTTACCAACATAAAAAACCTCTTTAGTTTTAGGATTGATCCAATGGTAAACGTAATATTTCATAAATATATTTAGTCTATCTCTCTTGTTTTTACAATATGTTTTAACATAATAAAGAACTCAGTTATAATATACTATATAATGAATATTTTTGTAACAGATTCTAATCCTATTATTGCTGCGCATAATCTTTGCGATCAGCACGTGCGATCTAAAATGCAAATTGAAGGAGCTATTATGCTAGCTCATGCTTTCCCTCAAGAGGTATTAAATCATCCGTCAACTCCTAGAACACAAAAAGGCACACCTCGTAAATCAGGTAAAGGTTATGCTAAACATCAATGCTCTATTTGGGCTAGAGAGTCTATCGAAAATTTTCGATGGCTTGTTGATCATACCTTAGAAATGTTTACTGAAAGAATGCTTAGATGGCCAACTGCTGCTGAGCATTTTACTCATCAATTTATTAAGTGGTGCAAAGATAATATTCATAATACTACTATAACCAAAACAGAGCTAACGCCGTATGCAGTTGCTTTTAAGTCAGATAGTATTTGTCTAACGGTACCCAACTTTAATAAGCTTACAGCTATCGATCAATATCGTAAATATATTATTCACGATAAAAAGTTTGCTACCTGGACTTATCGTAAATCTCCAGAATGGTTTATCTCTTAATTTACCTGTATATTATCATCTGCAATATTTTCTTGACCAACATCAATTAAAGCATCAAGATGATTTTCAATAAAGTCTTTACCCACTAATATCTTATATATGTTAGTGGTTCTATCACCTATAGAAAAAGGAACATCGTTGAAGTTTTTACCACCTACAGTTACATTAAAGTTTACAACCGGTCTCTCTTCAGTATGACCGGAACCTACGTTAATTGTTATTGTATCTTTAATATCTTTAACAATAGTTTTATTATTAACAGTCTTAAAGAATATTTTTTTACCTTGAATCTGTATACTATCTCCGTGTAGTACATTAAACGCACCGTTACCAGAGTCTAGCTTAGCAGGAATTCTTCCAATACCTTCTATATCAAAAAATTCAATAAGACCTAATACTTGCTTTTCTAAAAAAAATTCTTTAAATTTCTTCATCTTCATATCCTTGAGAAAACATTTCTGCTGAGTTATCTTGTCCGCGTCCGCAATCAGCTTGCATTTCATGAGTAATCCAATCATGAACAGATGATAAATAATCAGCTGCTAAAGTAATTTTAGCAGCTACCCAGCCCTCTATTTTAGGTAGACTTTCAATTTTTGTATGTAAATCGGATACTATTCTTTCTATCTTATATAGATCAGATGCAGCCATTGTTACTGCGCTATCAGCTTCTTCTTCATGCTCTGCAGTAGGTACTACAGTAGCTATTTCTAATTCATTACCCTGTAATACAGGACTTAGATTCATCTCCTCTATAAGTGAGTATATATTAGATAATTTTACCTGATCTTTACTAGTAAACATATATTTATTTATTCAATAAAATATTTTTTATTTGTAAAACATCTTCACTATTTGATTTAACAGAATCAGGTAAGAAATAATCTAACGCATCATCTATATCGGCTTGTAATTTTTGTCTTGTAGTAGTTCCTGAAATACCACCACTTTGCATTGGTATTTGAATTATATTAACCAGTGGGTATTGCTCTCTGTTCTTATCAAAAAAATCAAAGCGTGTATCATTTGAATCCTTCGAACCAGCTCCAACATATAAGTCTATATTTGGATTATTTATCGCAAACTCATATACAGACCTAACTGGTGATTGTGCTGATATAATAGCTTCTATAGGCTTAGGTAAATACTTTGAATATATATTCCATATCGCTTTAGACATTTCCGGTGTTACGTTATTTCTTGGTTTATTACCAATATATACGATACCTCTCTTTGCATCCTGTAATATATAAGCCAGTGCATTAAAATGTCCTTTAGTAGGTGGTTTAAATCCACCAGGTAAAAAAGCAACAGAATCTTCTGTTTGTTCTAAAAAGTATTTTTTAAATGTTTTCATCGTTATTCTCTACCTTTTTGTGTATGAAACTGAGAACTTATTACTTTAAATAAGAACGGGTTATTATTTTTATCTTTTAACTTAACAACAATACCTTCAAATTCTCCTAACTTGCCGCCAATTCTAGAGGCCTCTTGAAGTATCTTAGTATGCATACTCTTTTGTATAGGTAAAAATAATTGTCTTATTTGCTCTTGTAACTCTTTTTTAGCTTGTCTATCAGGTGCTTTTCTTGATGCACTATATAAGACTTCTTCGTAATTAGGTACAGTTTTTGCTAGTCTTACTAGGTTATTCTTTGCTTTCTGTATATCAGAAGATAAGTTAATTGGTTTAAATACTTCAATGTTTAATGATATAAACTTAACATCATCATTTGATAGACTTATAAGAGAGCTTGCAATAGAATTTACTACTTCAGCAGGTAATTCATTACCCTTCATATCTGTAATACTAATTAGAGGAAATGTAGACCACGTACCGAGTTTATCTTTTTCATAATTAGTAGCTACAAAGTAAACTACGCCAGGTTTATCATCTCGATGCAAGGCTAATGGTGAATATAACCACTCTGCTCTAACACTAATACTATCTAAATTATATTGTGTTTTATATTTAGATAATATTTTATATGTTAATTTTTTTAGCTTACTAAAGCTACTTTGAAATGCTTTTTTTGCTGGTTGAGCATTAGGGCTCTCCATAGCACCTTCAAAATCTCCAGTAGTAGAAAATGATTTACCTCCACTACCTTGCATAAAAAATTCATTATCTTGTGTTACTCCAAACTTAACACTCATACCATCAGCTTTCTCAGATAAGCTTGAATTACCTGGTGTAATAACCCCACCTTGTTCATCTAAAATCTCAATAAGAGTTTTAAAATTATTAAAACTCATAGAATACTGTTCTGGCTTATATTCTGTATATAAATGCTGTACTCCAACTCTAGAACCAGGCGTTTGATTTTCGTTTACTACTTGCTCGTTATTAGTAGGTATAAGATCGAATATATTTAAATCGTACTCTCGTAGTATGGTATTATATGAAGTATCTAATAGCTGCTTTACCTTGTCTATATCATTATATTTTTTAAATAAGAATTTTAATATACTAGTAATGTTAAAGATATCTTCTTTTGTGGCAGAAGAGTCATCTAAAAGTATTTTTGCTACTTTTTCTGGATCTTTATTTTCAATAACTTGTTCTGGTTTAGTGATGGTTCTAATACCATTAAGTCCACTCCACTTATAACCAACATTTTTAGCTAAATTTGACAATATTATATTCCAGTGTACACCTTTAAAAGGTAACTTTTCATTATTAGATACTGCAAAGCTTGCAAATTCTAAATCAGGTACAAACATGAAATCTACCTGCACATATTCATTAGTTTTACCTATAATTGGCGATCTAAAATGTACACTTATACCCGACTTTGCGATATAGCTTTTTGGTTCAAGCTTATTATCTATACACCACGCTGTTAATTTATCAAAAAGCTGCTGTTTAGACATTTTTGTGTCATCTATACCAAGATCCAAATCACCGGAAGATTCGCGCTTACCAGTACTTCCCAGCATTGACATAGATAGATCAAAACCGACTATATTTGATAAAAATTGTATAGTAGGCTCTATATTAACTAGATTAATACGACCAGTAGGATTTGCTTTAAATACATTACCCCCTTCGCAGATTATATCATAGTACGTTTTAAAATTAATCATTTGTTAAGCAGATTAGTTAATTGTGTATTTCCAGTATCTATTCTTGCAGCACTGCTTGTTGCAGCTCTTAATTCTTTATTTGAACCTAGTTTTACTAAGTTAATTTCAGTAGGTATAATCTTACGGCTTTTGTTTCTTATATCAAAACTGTAAATATTCTTATCTGTTGTCATTATAATACTGACACTCTTTCTACTATCCTGCCACGCATCAGATCTATAAAACGGATACTTTACTTGTACCTTAGTAATATCACCAATAAAGTCAATTAACTTTTCTTTATCTGATAAATCTTCTATTTCTAGGTCATCTTTCATGTTTTTTCGTTTAACATAAATATAACCATAATCAAAAGCTGATTCAATAAACTTATGAAGTGTATTTAAATCAGAGTTCTTAGTTGTATCTTCTATTTTAGCTAATTCAGGTGATGACACTCTTTTTTTAGCATAATCAGATAATCCTCTTTCAACATAAGGTATACGTACACCCGCTGCTTTCATTAACTCTCCTCCAATACCATCACGTTCTTTATTTATAAAATCTACTTCATTATCTTCAATATTAAACATACCGGCAGCTCCTGCATTACCTACTGTCTTACCATCAACGTCCTTTAAGGATATATAATATGGCTTATTATTACTCCCAATTAACGTAATATCTGCAATATCTATACCTCTATCATTAGCTCCATCTATTGTTAATGGTCGCTTTACCGCTCTG